TATATTCATATGTTACTTACTACTTTTATAGATTAGAAAACCCAGCCAGTTTTAATAGTGTTTAATTATGGTCAATTGGATTACCGTATGTGTGATACTCTTGTTGAGCACTTCTTGTGGTCGTTGTCTGTGATGTTTCTATGATTTTATTGGCACTAATGGTTAACTGACCTGTAGCGGCCATAGTAATGTCTTTACCTGCAAATAGATTAATATCACCACCTACTGTTTGAGGGCCATTTTGTGATGTAAAGGCAGATACATTGACGTTACCACCATCTACTTGTATATTGACATTTGCATTAGGTCCGACCTGTATATCATAGTTATTGCCTGTTTTACCATCTGTGTTTAAAAAGAGTTTGTAATGGCCGCCTAAGGTGGTATTACTATTACCTTTAATATAGACGTTACTATTGTTTTCTGTTACATTGTAATCGGATGCTTTAATAATTGTGGTTCTTGTACCATCATTGGTAATTTCTGTTTCTGTACCACTTGCATGATATTCTAATATTCTACGAGCATTGGGTGTATCGTCATATTCTCGTATATGGCCACTTTCAGTTGTAAATACGTGATTATAGGGATACTCAGCAGCGTAAGTGTTTTCAGGCATGGACCACAGTTCTCCTTCAGAAGCTGCGTCAAATACTGCTATTGTTGACGCCGTAGGTACACCAAGTATTCTGTCAAGTTTACGCAATTCAAGTATAGGTATCTCAACATCATTGGTGGCCAGTTTATTTGTATCTGCGTGATTTTTGTATGCCTCTAAAGGATAGACACCATTAGGATCAGAAAATCCTAGACCCTTTTGTAATTGCTCTACACCTGTGTAAGTAGGTTTGCCTGGCAATGATCCAAGTATAACGGCCTCTTGTGCGTATTTACCATCTCTAAAGAATCCTAATACCCACGAACCTTCAACAAGGCCAAGAGGTGTCTGACCTAAACCAGATATGCCTGATGAAGTAATAGGTAACAAAGGATGCGACCAAGGTAGATCGGCCGTAGGTAATAACTCTTTATCATCTGTATGAAAACCTAAACAACGTACACGAACACGGCCAAGTTTCTCAGGATCCTTACGATCTTCAACAACTCCAATGAACCATACAAATCCATCTCTGCCCATAAAATCTGAATACTGTTCCATAATTCTCCTAATAATTTTTAAAAATTCCCATAAATGACCGTATTTAAAGCACTCATGCTATTATATTTATCCGTATTTAAACAATTTGCGTACGAGCCGCGGTGCGTAGCACTGATTAGAGGCCTTATGTGAATAACTCTTTGTTTCATTGACTTTTCTGTGTTATTGACTATCATATCTGTTCAAATTGTCTTTGCTGCTGTTAGATGATATAATTGTTAGTTTGTTTCTTACATTCTTTGTACATTTGCTCTACATTGACCTTACATAGGGCCGCTTTAACCCTTGTCTGGAAAATTTTTTCAAACTCGCAATAAACTTTGAGGATGCTCAATGTTTGTATCATCTTAGAATAATCCTTTAATAAAAGACCTAGCACTTGATCTAAACTGTTTAAAGTTTGTTATTGCTGATTTAACAAAAGCATTGTCTTTTAACTTGCTAGCAATGGCATTTATACCTTTTGATAGTCCTAACTGTTTTATACCCTCAATGCTCGTAGGAACGTTCGGGAGGGCGATCCCAGACACGTTTTTGACTATGTTATTGATCACAGATTTACTTTCTGCAACCTTATCACTTATAGCGGCAATATACTTGTTTTGTTTAACTCTATTTGTGGCACTATTGACAACAGCATTTACTGCCTTGTTTTGTGCGTCAGTAAGTCGGCTTGCGTTAAAACCAAGTCTATCTATTACATCTTCAACTGTTTGTATTTGTGCGCTTGGTACTTTCTTATTAATGGTATCTAGCACTTTTTTAGAACCATCTTGTAATGTTATAAATCCCTTTGTTTTATCTATTGGTGTATATGTGCTTGTAGATATAGCAGATGATAATACATTTGTCACTTTTGTTGAATACTCTGGAAAGTCATATGTTGGTAACTCCTGATATGTTGAAAATATATCTCTTTCTACAATCATTGACATACGGTGATTATTTGAAACTAAATCTACGGTATGATTTACACTTTTAACTAGATAACGTCCTGACAACATAGGATTTACATCTTCAATGTTATGTTCCTCTGCAACTTCTTCAACAAATTCTGGATAATCAACCCACACAAGGTCACCTGCTGAAACAACAAAGTTACCAGGTGCTTCAATAGTAATTGAAATAAATCTGGACGTATCAGTACTGTTTGTGTAATCAGCAGAAATACGACCTTGATCACCTGTTGTAATGTTTTCATGTAAATTGCTTGTATCAGGTATTAAACGTAGGCGACTATCAAAATAATCTGAATACTTTGATCTATTGTAAGATTGACCAATTGGTGTCTTTTTTAAGGCACTTAGTATTTTTGGATTGTTTAAACCATAAGTCTTACTATCTGGTGTGTGTTCATCATCTAACTCGGCTGCACCAGGTGGCATCATACCATGATATGAGGATGAGTTTATATTATCAATATGTAATTTTCTGTAATACAATTCCGTATAACTTGACCTATGTGTATTATATGTCTTTGAAAACATATCATGTGAGATGTTTTTACTTGCAAAGTGTCCTAATCGGGATGACTTTACGGTATCCAATTCTGTGTTATATTTAAATCCATATGGTTTTTGTAATATCTCGGTCGGGTCTAAAGCAGGTACATCAAATGATGGTTGACCTGATATTCTTAAATCATAATAAGCAATAAATGGTCTTAACTCATTATTGTTTTGTGCTGACCGATATAAACTTTCAATACATCTAAAGTGAAAACCTCGTTTGTTTTCAAAAAACTTATAACCAGCAGATTTAAAATCTTGTGGTTCTGCTATAGATGCCAACATGTTTACTGCATCAACAGGTCTTAAATTAGGAAAAACAATTTTATCATTACCCTTTGTATCGTCAACCATTACCACCTTTTTACTATTTAAATACTTTTTACCTTTAATCATTTTATCAACCATCTCACCATAGGTACCTGTCATTGATTGAGATACTTTAACTCTTTGATTTCGGCTTAACTCTACTGATGAAAATGATAGTAAAACTACTTGTGCGTTTTGAGTTGACTTTATTGCTTTTGCTTTGTGTACATGTAATCTGAAGTTTGTAAAATCTATTTCTTCATCACCACCGTTATCTATAGGTGTTCTCATTTTAAATTCTAAAAACTCTTGTCCTATAATAGGAAATTTAGAATACAGACCCTTTGTATCATTAAGTAACAAATCACCAGTAATAAAATTGTTATCTATGCTTTGATATATTGTGATTGTTGCTGTCGAGTCTGTAATGTCTAATATAGGACCATCTTTACCACGATAACTATACAAAAGTACGTTGCTGATTCTTGTGTCACCTTGATAACGATAAAAGTTATTATCGTATTCTACTGTATTTGTTTGAGGTGGATCTGTGTGTAATTCTCTTGGCATAATTCATATTAACTAATTAGAGATGTAAACTCAACCATAAACAAAGATAAAAACTGTGGTCTTAAAACTCTTATCAATCTCTTTTTTAGTTGTAATCTTTCTTCATATTCATAATTAGTAACAGCAGTTGCACCTGGTGTTGTGCTGTTTACTTGTATTTTGTGTGAGTCATCATTTGATGATGTAGGACCACTTTCTTGTGTTATTTCATAGTGATGAACAGCATTAGGATTTGTGTATTTGTCATTTACATAACTTTCAAACTGTACGTTGTCTAACGGCCAATCGTAAAATCTATCTTTGATATTATTAAATAACAATATAATCCAATAGTATTTTTGATCACCATAAAAGTTGTCTGCTAATATCTCTGGTGTTTCACCATTTTGTACTTCAACCTCATCAAACAGCGATGCTGCTTCCTTTAATCCATTTTTAATTTTAACACGTCTTAAAAGATTTGTTATTACTTTAGGATTACCATTACCTTCCACATCATACAAAATCTTAGGATAGTAACTGAAATACTTTGGCATTTTTAATCTCCATCTCTCAATCTACGTAACTGTCTATGTCTTTGTTTATCAATAAGTTCAAGTTCTCTAAATGATAATGTTAATTCTGTGGTAACAGGACTTCCATCCTTATGTGTTGAAAATTTATCTCCACCATAATTAACTCCTACTTCTTGCAAAGCACAAAGTCCTATTGAGTCAATATACTTGTTTGGTGCTGTTTTATAATAGAATCTTATTACAAATTCTTCTGGTAAGTTATATGCTGAAATAGGTCCACCTTTTTCACTTTTTGATGCTGGTAACGAATGATATTTAAAAGTATCACATATTCTTTCTACCATTTCAGTTTCAGCAGGATTTCTTGGTGTAAACTTAAACGTAAAGTTAAAGTTACGATAGTCTATACCTTCAAATAAAACGTCTTTGTAAGCTGCTGGCGCTGTGTTTGTTGTCTTTTGAAAAACTGCTTTAGCAGTTTCATTAGGTATATATTTTGCTATGTCCTCTTTTGCGGGTATCATGGCCTTTAATGTGCCTAAAACACCCTCTTGTTTGTCCATCTCGTTTTTAATTTTTAGTAATGCACCAGTAAATAATCCTGCCTCCATTTCACCGTAGTTTACTTTAGTTGTAAAAGATAATGTTTGTGGCATATACAATGCAATTGTTTGAACCACACGTCTTCTTGCTGATTGTCCTCCAAATCCATTACCTAAAAAATTTGTCTTTCCTTGTATAATTTTTTGAACATCACCAGTTCCTATGGCAGATGATCCTGGACCAGCAGTTCCTGGTAACGTAGTAGTGCCAGGTCCTCTTTCTAATATATCAAATATGATAAAATGTTGTTGATCAGCAGCCTGTTCAGGATAAACAGTTAAATTTGACCCAGCAAATTTTTTAAAATTTCTACTTGTATCTGAGGTATTACGTATATTATTTTCTGTCTTTGCATATTTACCTCTTAAGGACGTACCGTTGTATATTCTGTTTAAAAAGTTATTATTTGACATGTTAATATTTATTCGTTATTAGTAAGAATTTGTTAAAAGTTCATTAGCAAGATTTTCTGGTGTTAAAGGTACTGAATCACTTGAACCTCTTTGAGTGTTACTTATATTGTTGGTCACATTACCAGAACCTATAATGTTGTTGCTATTGACTATAGATGCCTGTGCTTCAACATTTTTACTCATATTTTCTGACATAATCTCATCTGCTTTTTGAGTTGAAACATAAGAATCCATACCCACACTAGCACCCTCATCAACAGATGGATTGCCAGAAATGGATGGTATGTTTGCTCCGTCTTCTAATTTTTCTTCTTCAGTTCTTCTACCAGTTAAAAATCTAGCAGTTTTACTTGCATCTAAGGCACCAAATGTAAATGAATCTAATGCTTTTGATAATCCTGCAATAGATTTTTCGTACCAAGTAAGTGTCTCCTCTGGTGCTGCTTGTAGTATTTCATCAGCATTCATAAATCCTGTAACTGCATCATATGTTGCAATAATTGGTGCCAATGGTTTTAAAATACCTTTAGCAAATGATGTTGACTTTTTAAGTACACTTTTTGATTTTGATAATTGTTTTTGACCATCTTTTAATTTTTGTTTCTTTTTATCTGTATCGTTATTATCAGCACCACCTTTTAAATCACTTGGTGGCTTGCTATAGTTTAACAATTTAGTTGCAATTGGTGTAGCAATACCAAAACCCTTTAACATCTTACCAACCATACCTGCTATTTTTTTTCTATATAAAATTGCCGCACCACCTGCTGCCTCTGGTGCAACGTCTTTTACTGTGTCAACAGCTTCTGCAAGAAAACCTGGTCCATCTGCCTTTTTATCACCACCTAATAGTTCGTTTGTTTCTAATTGTGCCTCTAGTATTTTTTCTAATATTGTTTTTGTTTCACCAAATTGAGCATCAGATTCTCTTTCTTCTTCAATCATTGTTTCTTTATCAAATGAAGGAGTTTTAATACCACCAGTTAATGCATTACTCATGGCAGTTCTACTAGCAATTTCTTCTCTGCCAGATTCTGTATCTAAACTAGGACCCAAATCACTTGAGGCAGTTGAAATAGAACCACCTTTTCTACCAGACTTTATTAATGCTCGTCTTGTTTGTTGTTGTTGTCGCTCTGCTTGATCTTTTCTACTTTCTATTTTTTGTGCAAAATCAGCAACAGGACCTGGTGCATATCTTTGAAGTAGTTTTAATGGTGCAAACTGTTTTAAAAAGTCCTTTACACCAAATTTTAATCTTGTCGTTACACCTAATAAGTCTTTGAGTCTTTCGTTAACTCCACCAACTAGATTTGTTACAACTGTTGACTCTTTATCATTTAGTCCTGATTTTTTTAAATCTGATAGGTATTGTGATGTAACTTTTTGAAAATCATTTATTTCATCAAATCCCATATCTCTCAACCCATCTAAACTTAAACCATAATTAAAAATATAGTCTATGACAGGTTTTCTGATTTGTTCTTTTTTTAGATTTTCTTCAGTATAATTGTAACCTTTTCTTACACGATCAAAATATTTGACCATTGTTTCACCAAAGACGTAACTATCACCTTCTTGTTTAAACTTTTGCTTTTGTTTTCCAAGAATTGATTTAAACTCAGTTTTACGTAACTGACCAATCTTTGGTGTAAACGTATCTGTGGATTCACCAAATGTCAATTTGGTGTCTTTAACTTTTGGTCCTGTTGGTGCTTTTGCCATTGTTTATTAATTCTTTGTTTCTATTTTACTAGGTTTACCATTTACGTATAATCCAAACCAAGCTGCGCCTGCACCTACAACTACAGATACAAAACCTGCTTGTGCGTTGTTTGGTTCAGATAGTGCCATAAACCATTGCATTGTTTCATAAAATGCAACACCATATAATATCATAAACACTCTTGGTATTAATCTCCAATTTGACATAAATTGAGGTACTTCATCTCTTAAAAATACCCAAATACTTTTAATTATATTTTTTCCTGTTTCTAACATTACTTACTCCTTCTTTGTTCTTCCACTCTTTGTTTTTCTTCTCTTAAATATTGTAATAACATTTCAATATAAATTTCCCTCTCCCATGGTATCATGTTCTCAAGCTCTGTTAAAGAATATTTGTGATGATGTATTAATGCAAAATTAGTACGATAAATATTCTCCAGGCTCTCATGTGAGAGGGTTATTGAAAAAAATCAGCCGCACCTTTCATTTCAAACTGAAATTCTTTATCAGTCTTTGGGTTTTTATATTTTATAGTATGTTCAATTTGTGGCAGTTCTTCAAAAAACTTAGATAGTTTTTTAAACTGACTCATAGTTAAATTTTCAACAAATTCTTCTAACTCTTTTGGTTCAATATTATTTCTATCAAACACCTCTTCACCGTTGTAAATAGTTTGAATACAATCACGTATTAAACCTGTACTTAATTCAACAAGACCTTTTTTACTTCCCACATCTTTTATTGTAGGAACTTTCATAATTACACCATAGTTTGGTTCAAACTCAATTTTATTATTAATCGTCTTATTCAAATCTGGTTTAATGTCTTCAATTTTTAAAGTGTAATCAACAATCATTGACTCATCATCTGGACACTTTAATTTTAATTCAATATTTTCACCTACTGACTTTGCTCTTATATTTAACCAAATCCATTCAAAGTCATAAAACGGAACTTTGGTCACATCTACATCTGATAAAACACAAGATTGAACAATACCAATAAAAGCTTTAGTGATCTCGTTTTCATCTCTTGTTTCAATCGCTAATAGTAAAACTTTTTCCTCTTTTACTAAAAACGGTCTATATCTCACCTTTATATCATTTGACAAATTCAAATTGTATTCAGGCACTTTAATTAATGGTAAACTCATTATTACTCCTCATTTTTGTAATATTATATATTAGTATAATATATCTCGTATAATTTTTGGGTCTGGTAGACCTTTAGGGAATACACGACCTCCCGTTACTCTACCTATCGGTAAATCTCTCCTTACTTTTTCGTAAACTTGTCTTCCTACAGATTTAACAACACCACCTAAACCAAATGGTAAGTTATCAAGGAAACTATTTTCTCCTTGTATTTCTGTATTTCTACGATATTTGTTTTGATAAACTTCTCTATTATCAAAATCACTTACGCCACTTACATTTTCAGTTGTTGACGCCCAATATCTATATTTAAATGTTACATCAACTTTTACAACTCCGTCTTTTGAACCGTAACTTAATTGTTGAGCAGCAATTGATTTAGGGTAAACTTCATAACATTGTAATTGATATGAAGACTCATTTGTGCCTACTAAACTTCTTAATTGGTCAACTGTTAAATCAGCACTACCATACTGTAATATGGTATCTAAAAACGACCTCTTTAAAGGTGTAATTGTAATTTTACAAGGTGCAGCATAGTCATCATAGTAACCTGCGTCATATGAAATAGGATCAATTACCATATTTTGCCACGCCTCAAAATAAACTCTCTCATCAAAATCAACACCTGTGTAAAATGATAAGGTCATTTCATCAAACGAAACATTTTTACCAAAAGACCTACTTGGTCCATAATACTGTTCATTAACATCATCCGTTATAGTTCTACCAGGCATTGATACATCACTACAAAATAAATCTAATCTTAATTGTAATGATTGTTTTAATCCTGTAGCTAATCTTCTAAAATTTTCAAATCTTTTTTCTTTATCATCAACTTGAAAATCAAAACCTCTTTCTAACAATGCTTTAGATAAATTATTTGGTCCATCTATTGTTACAATAAATTGAGTCGGTCTTGCCAAACCTTCAGCAGATTGTATGCCTGACCTAAATCTGTTAAGTATTGAGTTTTGATTAGTTGACTTATTAGCATAACCTGCTTTAGCGGCCGCATCCTGTCTATCATAATGAGCACGTGATGGTGGTATACCAATTCGTATATCTAAATCACCTATTTTTTTTCCTATACTAATTAATGACATTAAATAAATCTCCTACTGTCTGAATAAACTTGTGCTTCACTTGCCTTTTTAAATCTTTGTACAGGTAAGTATATCGCTGTTGCGGACTCATCTGCATTTATTCTTAAAAATCCTGTTTGTACATATGAATACAAATATTTTTTGATTGTTGGTTTTACAATCTTAATATTTTTTACATCATCATAGTTTACATCAAATTTTGTTTTACTATCAAATCTTGTATCATCAGCAAACTGTTGCATACGTTCTAATAGTTTAAATCTTAATAACGGTGGTAGATAATGAAAATTCATACCTAAAAATCCACCTGATATTGGTTCTAATGGCAATACTAAAGGGAATATATCATAATACGGTAATGTTTTTCTAAATTTAGGATTATACCCAAATAAGTTCAATCGTCCTACACTAGGTCTACCGTTAAGTTTACCTTGTCTAAACAACTGTCTAGCAGTAGTACCACTAGCAATTCTATTTACTTGTGTTCTATACCAAGTAGCAGACCTGTCTGTATCACCTGCCTTTAGTTTGATTGTATCAAATACGCTTGCCATAATACTATTTATGTTGGTAATAAATAAGTTTATGAAGAAGTTGAAGAATATAGATAAGCGACCCTATCAAGGTATATTTAAACCTTTGAACCCACAGAAATATAAAGGCAACGTTAAAAACATAATTTATAGAAGTTCTTGGGAACATAGATTTATGAGATATTGTGATAAACATAAAGACGTGTTGGAATGGGGTAGTGAAGAAATAGCAATTTACTATCGTTCAGTTGATAATCGGCCACATAGATACTTTCCTGATTTCTATATGAAAGTAAGGCAATCAAATGGTACATTTAAAAAGTTTATTGTAGAGATTAAACCTAAAGCACAAACTCGTAAACCTAAAAAACCTTTACGAGAAAGCCGTACTTATAAAAACGCATTAATAACTTATGAAAGAAATAGAAGAAAGTGGTCTACAGCGTATGCGTGGTGTTTAAAACGAGATATGAAGTTTGTCATACTTACTGAAGACCACTTAAAGACTTTTTAATTAAGCAACTCTATCAGGATGATTTTTCGGTAAATAATGTTTTTTCATAACTGTTTCTGCTTTATGGTGCATAAAGCATAAACATCTAACTTTACCGTCAGTATCTTTTATATGTGCATTTTCCATTACTGATTTTATAGACAATTCATTAGCCGCAATAGGATCTAAATTATAATCTTGCATAAAAACTTCTCTCATAGTAACAACCACATTTGTATCACATCCTGGAAAAGCACAAACAGCAGTTCTAATATCCAAATAGTTTACATTTCTATTACTTGATTTTGAGTTTACTATTTTAGATTTCCATCCTACCATATAACCATTATCAAGTAATATATCGTCAATAGCATCTGATTTATTTCTATAACTCACCAAACTATCTTCAAATTCATCAATGGCTGTTGAGTTATTTCTTGTATGAGGAATAAATACATTTTTCATTAAACATTTTAAGTAAAATCTTTTTACAGCTTTATATTCATCAATATTTTTTATGTCTGAATTTGCTATTATTTGAGCCAGGTAATAGTCGTCAATAAATGGATTTCGTTTCAATCGTCCTAAAAATTGACTTACACCACCAACTCTACCCTCATGTCTTTCTGATGGTCTTAAAAATATTGAGTGTGTAAGATTAGGTACATTTAT